CAGTTCGCTCGGTTCTGGCTCAGACCCGATGGCTGCAATCCGCAGCTACCTGACCCGCGCCATTCTGAAGCTCCGCACCAGCACTTTGCTGGCGCAGCTGGAAGGATTATTTGGTGAGGACGCGACTGCAGCGTTGTACGACAACGTGCTGGACAAGTGTTCCGGTACATCCGCACCCGGCGAAGCCAACTACCTGACTGCTCAGGTTTTTGCTGAGGCCCGCGCCAAGCTCGGCGAACGCGGCGGCGACATCACTGCCGTAGCAATGCACAGTTCTGTGTATTACTACCTTGTCCAGGTCGGCGCACTGACCTTCTCATCTGATTCCCTGACCTCCGGTGGAGCAATCCAGTGGGGCGGCGGCGGCATCAATCTGAGAAACGATGATGTGGCGTATTTCATGGGCGCCCGCGTCATCGTGGACGACATGCTGGAGCCTCTGAACGAAGGCACCTCTTCTGAGTACCCCTGTTTCCCCGTCTACGCCTTCGGCGGCGGCGTGATCAACGAGGGTGTCCAGCAGGAGCTTCGCACGGAAGTTGACCGCAACATCCTGTCTAAGCAGGATGTGATGTCCCTGGACTACCACTACGGAATGCACATCATGGGCACCAGCTGGAAAGCAGCCGGTGACAACCCCAAAAATGATGGAGCCGATGGCCTGGTAACACCTGCCAACTGGAAGCTCTGCTACCAGACTTCAAAGCTGGTGCCGATCGTCCAGATCCACGTCAACACCCCAATCGCTGCCACTCCTTACGCCTGAACCTAGGCTTAGTAAGCGAGACCTTGGGGGCCGCACGGCCCCCTTTTTCATGATCGGACTAGCCCGACTGCACGCATACCAAAACGGTGTTTTCTGGCTAGTCGAGGTGGCACGAAACCGAGCAAAAGAAAAGATGCTGGAGCTAAGTAGGATGGGTTGGACGGTAGTCCACACCGAGATTGTCTAATGACAGCAGCACCCATGGCCGTCACGCTTGACGCCAGTCTGAGTGGATCAACAAGCAACAGCTATTTAACGCTTGTTACTGCAGAACAGATTGCAGCAAACATGCCAGGCGGCCCTGACTGGATTGCCGCTAGTGCTGACGAGAAAAATCTGTCATTGATCCAAGCCACACGCTGGCTCGAAACACTGAACTACAAAGGCGACCGCTGCAAAGCAAGCCAACGCCTGAAATGGCCCCGAAGTGGAGCGGTCTGCGACGGCGTGACATCCGATTGCTCGGGCATTCCCTATCGAGTGCAGGAAGCCGAAGTTGCACTAGCAATCAAATACAACAGCAACCCAAGTCTGTTTCCTGGCGGCGGCAGCGGCGGATCTGCTCCAACTGGAACGTATGTGAAGCGCCAAAAATTGGATGTTTTGGAGATTGAATACGACGAATTCAGCAACCCGGAATCAAGCAGCTGCGACACCTGCGGCGATCCAGCCATCATCCAAGCATTTCCCTGGTTGGTGGATTTGCTGGGGTGTTGGGCATCAGGTAACTCAGGCTCCAACAAAGAAATCCGCCTGTACCGAAACTAATGAGCAAGGTTGACGAGACATTCGATTTTGCAAACTCCATGGTGCTGGAGTGGGGGCAGGACGCGGTGTTCGTGCGAAAGACGGGCAGCGTCTACGACCCCAACACCGGAGAGGTGACGCAAAACGAGCAGCGCATTGACGTAAAAATCGTGATTACAAACCTGGACATCAAGGAAACCAGCGGTTTGTACCAAGTCAACGACGTAAAAATAGTCCTTGATCCAGTACAGGTGAACTACATCTACATCACAGAGCAGGATTACTTCGAGGTGCCCAGCGCCTTCGGAGTGAATGTGATGAAAGTGATCAACCCAACTACCTATCGTGGGGATAACCCAGTGGGTTACGTGATCATCGCGAGGCCGCAGTAATGGCAAGACGCACGACCTTCAAAATCCCCGGCCTTCAGACCTGGGTAGAGAACATCAAAAACGAAGTCAGCCAAGAAACCGCCCGCGAGATCGTCAAAGACCTGCAATTTCTCGGCCCTTGGTACAGCGGTGATTTTGGCAAAAACTGGGTCGTGAAATCGGGAATCACCAGCATCGGGGCCACAAAAGAGCGCCGTTCCGGCTTTGAGTTTCTAACCCCCGACGCGCCAATACCTAACAGCAAACCCGGCACATCACAATCCCAGATGCCTGGTCCGGTCGGAGGCGTTCCACGTCCTAAAGGTCGTAAATCGATCAATTACACGATCGGCAACCGCATGAAATACCGCAACATCGCCATGGACCTAGTTCCAGGTCGTGTTGAAGAGGGCAAACGCAACACCGCCCCACAAGACTGGTACATCCTGTATGTGGAAGGTGGTTTGCTGAAACGGCGATTACAGCAAAGCACAAACAGAGTTGCCAACCTCCCCAAAATCAAGGGGTTTAACGGCGGAAACTTAGGCGCTGTTCGCAGTCAACTTGGAGATGCCCTCGAATAATGACCCTCCAAAACATCCGCCACTACTACGAGCAACCAATTGTTGACTGGTGCGCCACCAATGCGGTGGAACTTCGTGCTGACAACATGATCGACCCAGGATCTGACGCAGCCAGTGAGTTTTTGGTTACTCGCTTTAATTTTGGGCAATTCACCGAGCAAACCCTGTGTGGTGCAATTGAAAATGTGCGTGGATCGCTAATTGTCGAGTTCTTCGGCCCGAAGGGTGTTGGCCCAGCTCGCGCTCAAACTGTGATGCTCGGAATCATGAGCGAACTGATTGCGCTGACCGACCGCCCTGCATGTCCCGACACCAACGGAGTGCTTGGAACGCTGGGACCAATCACAGGCCCATCATTTACAGCTTTAGATGATCGTCCTTACTTTTTTGCGACGATGAGCACACCCATTGTGGCGAGCGTAAACTGACCGTAATAGGCAGTGCCTATCGGCTAGGAGCCCCCGCCTAGTAAACGCCCCCTAATTCATTGTTTTCTAGGAGGACACATGCCCGTCGCATGTAATACCTCTGCCCTAACAGGGCAAGAGGGCTCGATCTTTTTCAAACCAGCTGGAACGCAGTTCTGCCTGCTGGACTTCACCGACTTTCCAGCCGGTGATTTAATCACTGTGCCAACCGATAACGACTATCGGGTTGGTGACGCTGTTGCTTTCTACGAGGAGGGCACCGCAAACCTTGACGGCAGCCTGACTGCCTCCACTACTGGATCAGTCACCGCTTATTACATCACTGCAATTGCTGCAGGCAACAACACCATTACGGTGTCTGCCACCAACGGTGGTACTGCAATCACTTTGGCAGGTGATGGTGGTACGGGTACGGAGGACACCCCCGGCGATGCAAACCACATCAAGATTGCACCCGCTGAATTTGCAGTGGTCTGCCAGGTCCGTGAATTTTCCGTGGAAATTTCCAGGGAAGAACTGGACGTAACCACCCTGCCTTGCGACCCCTGCGGGGGTGGCGGCAGCGGCAAATACGCCCAATTCCGTAAAACCCAATCCGGCTATGCCTCTGGAACGGGTTCAATGACCGTCTACTTCACTGACGACCAAACCAGCCTGGCTAACCGCCTGCTGGCCAACGTCATGCTGAAGTCCCAGGAAGGCGCCCAGGTCAAGCTCTACGTCAACACCGAATGTTCCGGTGGAGCGGTTGATGACGCCAACTCGATTTACATCGAGTCCGGCATCAGCATCACCTCCATGAGCCTGTCGGTGACACCCGACGATGCAACCAGCGCTGAGCTGAGCTTTACGATCAACGATCCAAAGCACATCCTCACCACCGACATCAGCTAATCTGCTGGTGCGAACTGCCTCTAGCCCCGCCCGCCAGCGGGGCTTTTTTATGTCTACTTTTCAAGGTCGCTACAATAAGCACATAGTGTACTAAGGGTTTCCTTGGCCGGTTCTATCAAGTTCATCGATCGCTTGCGCAAGGCTGCCCGACTGGAGCCAATCAAGCGCGAAATCGTGTTAGCGACAGGCGATGAAGTGGTGATGTGGGTCACACCATTAACCGCAGCAGAGCGTGACCGCGCCAGGAAAAACGCCCGTTCAGACGACGCCAACGCTTTTGCGCTGCAACTGCTGATCAGCAAAGCCCGCGATGCAGACGGCCAGCCACTCTTCACCCCTGGTGACGTAGCTGCACTGCGCAACGAAGTGCGCGACGAGGATCTACAGAAGCTGATGCTGGCAGTCCTTGGCGGCGAGGACGAGGAGGAAGACTCCGACATGAAAAGCGCTGCAGACTGACCTCAGCAAGGACAACTGGCTTTTGCTGTGCATGGGAGTGGCGAAGGAACTCGGAATGAGCCTTCGCCGCCTCCAAGAGGAAGTCACCGAGGAAGAACTTCTGCTCTGGAGCGCCTATTTCGGCCACCTAAACGCAGAGCAGGACAAGGCGATGAAAAAGGCACGAAGAGGCCGCCGCTAGACTAAAGCCAATAGTGCCAGCGCTCTAGTGGCTTCGTTTAACGCTGATATTTATCTAAAGCTAGTAACGCAAGAAGCCGAACGCGCACTTAAAAGTTTTGAAAATAAACTAAGCCGTGTAGAAAATAGACAACAACGTCTGAACAGAGCGGCTAGTCGACTACCTGGGGTTGGAGGTACAGGTAGAGCCGGAGCTGGTGTAGGAGCCGGAGTTAAAGCCTCTCCAGGTAGAGGTGCTAATAACTTAAGCAGGGAAATACGTGTATTAGGTCAAGCCGATGAAAGACGTTTAGTAATAGCAAAAAAGGTAAGGGCAGAGAACTTAGCAGATCTT